TCTGGTGAAGTCGGTGCTTGCCACGGCGTTCTCCAACGGCGCTACGCCTACGCAGGCTTACATGGGTCCGACCCACAAGCAACAGTTCTCGGCCTTCACCGGTATTGCGGACATTCGTTCGGAAGTGTCGGGCAAGGGTATGGCGACCATCTACGGCGCCGCTGACATGTACGTGTCGGACTTCGGGGCCATTACCCTGATCCCGCACCCCTACGGTCTGACCCGTGACTGCGTGTTTGTTGACCCGAACTACGCCAAGGTCGCCACGCTTGACGGCCTGAAGTCGAAGGAACTTGCTTCCGCCGGCGACAACATGAAGTTCCTGATCACGCTTGAAAAGGGCTTGGTCGTGGCGAACGAGAAGGCTCACGCGGTCATTCGCGACCTTACCTGATCTCTCCCCTGACTAGAGGCCGCTCCGTCGTGGGCGGCCTCGCTTCTTTGAGGACTATATGGCTAACAACATTTCCAAAGCTTCCCTTGCGGCCCAAGCCAAGATTGATGAGGAAGCCGCAAAGGTTCTGAAACAACGCGCGGCACGGCAAGCCGCCGCCGTGATTGATGAAAAAGCCCCCGACCTGGTAGATATTCGCATCCTCCCGTTGGGTGACGGCAAGGTGTCAATGGGCATCCACATTGCCGGGATTGGTGACGCGCATTACGAGCGCGGCGAGATTGCCAAGGGCTGGCTTCGGGAGAACGCCGAGGCGCTGGAATCGCGCGGGTTTGCCGAGATTATCGAGCCTGTCGAGCCTGTCGAGCAGGTCGCTTAACCGTGAAGAATATGTATCTCACGACCACGGAAGCCGGGATCAAGCATTACATGGTGCTTGACGACAACGGCGCGTTTATCGGCTTCCGTGCCATCGGTGAGACAGATGACGTCATTGAACAGAACAAAACCGAAGCCCTGCACAATGACGGATACACGTCGGATCGCTCAATGCGCCGGGCGGCTCGCATCCCGTTCATCATTGGCCAGAAATGGCTAAACGAGGAAGGCTGGTGGTTCATGGACGCCGGTCACGACCCTGACGTCGCGGTAAAGCTGGCCGCAAAGCTTAACTCCAATGAGTACATGTATTTGCGGACGGCTGATGGTCAGCTAGGCGTGAGCAACGGGGTTATTCGCTAAATGGCCCTGACCACCTACGGCGGGTTGATCGCCGCAATCCCGACATGGGCGACCTACACCGACCTTAGCGCGGCCCAGCTTGCGGAGTTTGTCGCGTGGGCCGATCAGGAGATAGCTAGGCGTCTGCGTTCCAACCTGTTGCTGACTTCCGACACGGTCACGCTAACGGCTGAAACCATCTCGCAACCTACCGGCTTTCTGGCTTTGCGGCGCATGTATCTTAACACCACGCCGCGCCGGGAATTGCAGACCACAACGCCAGAGGGAGCAATGGACCTGTCAAGCCGCATCGTGTCGGGAACCTACCCGTCGCATATTGCGGTGGAAGGTACGTCTTTCCGGCTTGCCCCGGTATTTACCGGCATCACCACAACGGCGACGGCCCTTTACTACAAGCGCCAAGCCGCCATGAGCGCCGACAGCGACACAAACGTGGTTCTTGACGCTTACCCCTACCTGTACCTTTACGGCGCCCTAGAGGCCTTGTTTAGCTTCAAGGAAGACGACAACAACGCCGACCGCTACGGCCAGAAGTTCGGGGCTTTAATTGAAGACATCAACACCCGCGATGCGAAGGACGTGACAAGCGGCCCGCTGCAAGGCACGCCGTATCAGGGCGGCGTGGTCTAGTGAATTTCCCGATAGGCGGCATCCCGGCAACCCTTGGGGCTTATCTGCAAGAGCTAGAGGACCGGGTGGCGGAACTGGAAGACCCTAAGTCACCCAAGGCCCCCTACGCCTGCGCGCAAGCTGATTTGCCTAGCCCCGCAACCTACATCAATGCCGTTGTCTACGTGACCGACGTAAAGCGCTTGGCGCACTCGGACGGTACGAACTGGAAGCGGGCTGACACCGGAGCGAACCTCTAATGGCCTTGAAATATTCCACCACGCTCCGCAACGCCCAGCTTGACGCCGTAACTACGGCGGTCGGCACGTCGGGCATCCTGCGGATCTACAGCGGGTCACGCCCGGCCAACGTCGCGGCGGCTATTTCCGGCACGTTGCTTGCCGAATGTGTCTGCAACGCCTCAGCCTTTGCGGCGGCGGCTTCGGGCGGCGTGCTTACGGCCAACGCCATTGCCGACGATTCCAGCGCTAACGCGAGCGGCACGGCAAGCCACTACCGGCTTTTCAGGTCAGACGGCACTACAGCGGTCATTGACGGCGATGTATCCACCTCGGGCGCTGACCTGAACCTTGACAACACGTCGATAAATTCTGGTCAGGTGGTCAGCATTACCAGCTTCACCATTACCGCTGGGAACGCCTAAATGGGCGACAACGTCGGCTATACACCGGGATCGGGCGCAAAGGTCGCAGCCCGCGACGTCACCTATTCAGGCGAGGCTGCACTGGCGCAGTCGGTCGGTTTGGTTACGTTCTCAGGCGAAGATGACGCGAAAGTTGCCGACGACGTCGGCATAGACAACGGCTTGCCCGTGCAGGCGGTGGGCGAGTTGATCGAGGTGCTACAGGCCACTCGCTCGCTACTGCAATCCCTAAGCCGTAGCATCGGCCTGGTAATGCCCGACACCGCAAACCGGATGCGCGTGGCGATTGGCGCGATTGATGCGTCATTGACTTTGGCAACCGTTACGACGGTTGGCACGGTTACGACGCTCTCGACCATGACCAATCAGACCAACATAGGCGGCAACCCGGCCTTTGAACAAATCCCGGCCTTGATGCGCGTTGCGGCGGACGGCCTTCGGAACAGGATTAACGTCACATGACGACAACGGTTGGCGTTCGTAAGATACTGGACCTGAAGCGCTGGGAATTTTGCGCCCCGCTTCCGACTTCGACGGTTGCGGCCTCGTTTGTCGTGTCCTCGCGCCACTATCGCCAACAGCAGCTCTATATGGTGAGCAACACGGTTGCTTATCTGTACCAGCCGAATGAAGACGCTTTTGTTCAGTTGGCTTCCCCGGCCCTTGGCGGAACCTTCGGCGCGGGCGCTTGCGGTGCGGCGGCGGGGTTCTCGACAGGCTCGACGGTGGGCGCGGCGTCCCTGACGGCGACGGGCGGCACGACTTCGACTATCATCACGAACCAGACCTTGGCGCGCGATCTACGCGGCTACAGCGTGCAGATTTTGGCAGGCCCTAACGCCGGGGTAACCCTGCCAATCGTTTCCAATACGATCAGCTCGAACGCGACCATCACCGTTGCGGTTCAAGCTTCGGCGTTCTCCGCGTCAACGGTTTATCGCCTGATGACCCCGGTCTGGTACGTGCTGAGTGCAGGTACGTTGGCCTCGGGCATTTTTAAGAAATACTGCTTTGCGACCAATAGCTGGGTGACGCTAACGCAAACCGGCCTCCCGGCCACAATCAGCACGGATAGCAAGCTGATCTCTACGCCAAGCTGGATTGACACCGGATTCAACACGTTTGCGACCGGCACCGCCACAAGTGCGACCGGCACGACGCTTGTCAACTCCGCTAAGGCGTGGACGACGAACCAGTGGGCTAACTCGCAAGTTCGGATTACGGGCGGGACGGGCGCGGGGCAAATCCGCATTATCACGTCAAACACCGGCACGACGCTCACGGTTCCAACCTGGACCATCACGCCTGACGCAACCTCGGTCTATGCCATCGAAGGCAACGACGACTATCTCTATTACATCGGCTCCAACGTAGCCACGACCTACCGTTATTCGATCACGTCCAACACTTGGACCACACTGGCGCCCACGGCGGCGCGTGCAGCCGCGCCCACGACCGGCATGTCGGGGCATTGGGTTTGGGGATCGACCGAAACGGATTGGACCGCCGAAAACGCTATCAAGAACGGGCGCTACATCTACTCGTTCCGTGGCGGCGCTGGTATGGTGCTGGACGCCTACGACATCGCGCTAAATACGTGGGTGTCGGGCATCACGGTAAGCCCGGCGGCGGAAACCTTCACGACCGGCTCGAAATACGCTTACAGCGGGAACTATCTGTATATCCAGAAGGACGCGACGGGCCGCTGGTTCCGTTACAACTTTGCCACGCAGGAACTGGATGGATGGTCAACCATGACCTACACCCAAGGCGCGGCGGTTCTAGGTGATACGGCCTTTGACGTGACCTATCACGACGGCGCGACGGACGTTGTTTATATTCAGATGTTCCTGAACACCTCGACGGTTAATCTGCGTCAGATGGTCGTCTGACCGCCGCTTAGGGGGTCCTTGCCATGTTTCTGACGCTCCTACGCGCCGCCGTTGCCGGGGCCATCATTGGCACCGCCGCGCAAACGCAAGCGCCGGACGTCGGGGCGGCTTCGGGTGCGGTTCTCGTTACGGCGACCGCTTCCGCAACCCAAGCGGCGGACACCGGATCGGCAAGCGGTGCGGTTCGCATCACCGCCACGGCTTCGCAAAGCCAAGCTGATAACACCGGGGCCATTAGCGGCGCGGTACGCGTTACCGGCGCCACAGCGGTCACGCAGGCCGATGACACCGGGGATGCAACGGGTTCTGCCCCGCTTGCGCCCATCGTCGGCACGGCAAGTTCTACGCAAGGGCCGGACACCGGATCGGCAACTGCCCTGCTTACCGGATGGGCGCCGGTTGCACCGCCTTCGACTACATGGACGCCGGTATCCGACCCGTCCGCTGCGGATTGGGCGGGTGTTTCGGGGCCTTCTGGCGATTGGTCCCCCGTCACCGGCCCGTCAACCGCTTGGACCGCCGTAACGCCGCCCGTCACGGTATGGAGCTAACCTAATGCCATCCAGCTACACAACCAGCCTGCGGTTTGAAGCCCAGCTCACCGGGGAGAACCTGAACACTTGGGGCGCGCTGCTCTCCAACACGCTCGCGCGGGTTGACGATGCGATTGCGGGCTATCTCTCGATTGCCATCACCGGCAACTACTCGATCACGGCGGCAAACACGAACGCCAGCGCCGATGAGGCTCGCCGGGCTCACTTGAAGTTCACCGGCACGTTGGCGAGCAATGCGACAATCACCATTCCAAGCGTGTCAAAGGCGTATTGGATATGGAACGCCACGAATAGAACGCTAACCATTACGACCGGCTCTGGTTCCACCTACGCCATTGAGGCGGGTGACAAGCTTCCGGTTTGGTGCGACGGAACCAATGTCAACGGGCTGGCCTATGGGTCCTATACCCTGAAAGAGTACATCGCCGCGCAGGTTCTGGCGTCCTCGACGTCTTATCCGTCCATTGTCGGGAACGCGGGCAAGTACCTCTACACCGATGCGGCCTCGGCCTATTGGCGCCAGCCTGCCACCTCCGACCTTTCCGATTATCAAACCGCAATCGTTGGCCTACAGGTCGCGATGGCCGTTGCGCTTTAGGAGCCTTGACCGATGCCCACAACTCCCAACAGCATTATCACGCCGCAAACCGCGATTAGCCGAACGGCTATCCTGACGACCGCTGACATCGCATGGAACGCGCCCGTCAACGTCGTTAACCTGTTGCTTGCGGCGGATAACGTCAACGGCTTCCGGGGAACCAGGCTTTACGCCATCCCGCGCGTGGCTATCGCTACGGCGAACAACATCGCGCTCTATGAGTACACCGGCACGACCTACACGCTGATCGATAGCGCCCTGATGGCCGTCAGTACCCCGACCGCCTCGGTTGCCAACGCCAAGACCGACTTTGGCTATTCGGAAGACGTGCCGCTTATCGTGCGCGCCGGTTATGGCCTTGTTGCCGCTTGTGGCCTTTCGGCGGCTAACGGCATCGTCGTAAAGCTAGAGGGCGGCTTGCTCTAATGGCAACCGGGCAAAAGCTTCGGGGTTTTGTCGGGCAGGGGATGAGCGGCTTGCGTAAAGCCAAGTCGCCGCTGTCTTACGTTTATTCGCCGGGCTCTTACACCTTCCGCCCGACCAAACCCGGCTGGTATCGGTTTGTGGTTTGGGGCGCGGGCGGCGCGGGAAACGCGACTGGCGCGGCTTCCGGTGGCGGCTTGGTTATTGCTGACCGGGTGCTTTCTGTGGGCCAGTCGGCTGCAATTGTTGTTGCCGCAACAGGCGGCGCGCAGTCGTCGGTGACGTTTCCAGACGGGTCGATAATCACGGCAACCAGCGGCGTTGATGGGTTGGCTTCACCGGGTGGCGTAGGTTCAGGCAACGCACAGCTTGGCGACATTACGGCCAGCGGTGGAGCCTCCACGATTTTCGGAACGGCGGGCGCGGGCGCATCGTCGGGCGTCTATGTTGGCGGATCAGGTGGGGGTACTGGTCCGGGCGCTGGCATTGCGGGAACCTCTTTTTCTGGTTCTGGCCTCTGCATCGTTCACCAGACCCGGCTGCGACCGTGAAAATAGCGCTTGAAGTTCCCCCCGGCCTAAACACGGATGACACCGCCTATGCGGCATCACCGGCATGGGCGGACGGGTCCAACATGCGCTTTCGCCTTGGTCGCCCGCAAACGATCGGCGGCTGGGAAGGTATCATCGCCACGGCCCTGACCGGCGTTTGCCGA